GCTAAATATCAGACTAAAGCAACTATTGCACGTATTCATGGTGACTACGTAAAAGAAGATCCGTATGCGTTATATGAACAAGCAAAGCTTCTACTAGATGACCCAGAGTGGACACAGGTAGGCATGAACCCATATAGGGGTAGCTTCTTTTATGATAAAAAGACAGGTATGCCTGTTCTAAATGCTGAAGAAGTAATTCAGGTTGGCCCTCTTGTTTTAGCTAAAAAAGTTCAAACACCAAAGTTGTCAGAGTTAAAGAAATACTTTGGCGGTGAATTTAAAGACGGTAAATACAAGTCTGCTGCTAGAACAAAAGATGGTAAAGTAAAAGTTTTTAACCAAGGTGGTTCAGTTATGCAAGAACAAATGGAAATGGCTTTCATGCAAGAAGGTGGTATCAAAGACGATGGTATGAAGGTAGACCCAGTATCAGGCAATGAAATCCCTCCTGGCTCTATGGCTAGCGAAGTCAGAGATGATATTCCTGCTATGTTGTCTGAAGGTGAATACGTTATTCCTGCTGATGTTCTTAGATATTATGGAGTCAACTTCTTTGAGAACTTACGTGGGCAAGCTAAACAAGGCTTGCAGTCTATGGAAGCAAATGGTAGAATTGGTGGTGAACCACTTACTCCTAGCCAAGTACAACAGAACATGAGTGGTCAACCTATGGCAGGAGCACCTGCTATACAACCTATTGCTGCCAACACTGGGCCTATGATTACAGGCCAACCTCAAGGTTTTCAGCAAGCACAACAAGCAGCCCAATCTAACTTTAACCCTTTTAGTTTTAGTACTGTTGGTGCCACTCAGTTTGGAACTCCTGCTTCCTCTCAACCAACTTCAGTAACTATTTCCAAAACTTTTGTTAACTCACAAACAGGGGAAAAGAGACCTGTTAGGTTTGTTGATGGGCAGGTTACACCACCATCAGATGCAGTATACACTCAACCTCCTTACTATGAACTAGGAAGCCCTGCTCTTAAAGCTGCACAAGAATCATTTAAACAGCAACAACCTTCTTCTGGTGGTAGTGGTGGTGACACAGACCCACCTGAACCAACAGTAAAAGATCCTAATGAGTGGGCAAAAGATATTACTGATCCAGAAGCTTGGGCAGACGGAGTGCTAACAGGTAAAGCTACTACTTTAATTGGTACAGTGAAGTTAGCTACTAACGTGGCTAGAGTTAACGCTATGGCAGAGGTTGCTAAAGCACAAGGTAACACAGACCTGTATAACTCTTTAAAAGGTAAAGCAGACGAATTTGTAAAAAATAACCCAGTCCTTAACTCTCTCCCCAATGCTTGGATTGACGGTGACAAGATTGCTGCTGATCTTGAAAAAGATAAAGACATGATTAAAAATCTGTTTGGAATGAAAACAGAAGAACAAAAACAATTCGGTATAAAAGCTGAGCAAGAGAAGCGTAAACAAAGAGCACAAGCTGCAGCACAAGCCAAAAAAGACAGAGAAGCTGAAGCTGCTGCATTGAAAGCAGCACAAGCAAGCCAAGATGATGATGATGGTTTCCAAGTAACTGATGTTGAAATTGACAGAGACCCTATGGGCCAAGGTACAATGACAACAACGTATGAAGGTATTGATCCAGGTCTGACAACAGCTTCCTTTGAAGAAGATCCAGAGATTGACTTTGGTGTTAATCAAGGTGGTCTAATGGCAAGAAAAAAATCTAAAAAGAAAAAATAGGAAAGGCTCCCTATACTAGTAACGATAAGGCTACCCAGCAATAGTGCTGGCCCCAACATAAAGGAAATGATATGCCTGAACTAAATACTATGGAATCCCCTAAGACAGCAGGGTTTGTTCAACGTGGATCTAACTATGCACGTAAACAAAAACGTATTGAAGAAGAAGAAAAAGAGATTGCAAGATTAGAGGCAGAAGCTCGTGGTGAAGAAATTACTGAAAGTGAATCCAGTGGCGAAACAACTGAGGACACCAAGGTACAAGCCACAAGTGATACCCAACAAGAAGAACAAACATCCCAGGAAGGGGAAGCACAGGAAGACGATGCCACAGCAGGACTAACTGCTGAAGAGAAGTCTTTCAAGAAACGTTACGGTGATCTACGTAGACACATGCAAGAGAAAGAAAAGGAATGGAATGAACGCCTTGAAGCTCTTGAAAAACGTAAAGCTACAGATACTGTTGTTCCTCCCAAGTCTGATGAAGACATTGATGCTTGGGCAAAGCAATATCCAGACGTAGCAGGTATTGTTGAAAAGATTGCTTCTAAGAAAGCAAAAGAGATGTTCAGCAAAGCTGAGTCACGTCTACAAGAATTAGATGAAGCTCATAATGAAGCACTACGAATGAAAGCAGAGAATGTTATTCGTAAGTCTCATGATGACTTCGATGAATTAAGACAATCAGATGAGTTCCACAACTGGGCAGAAGAACAGCCTAAGTGGGTTAAAGATGCACTCTATGAAAACATGGATGATCCTGCTTCTGTGATTCGTGTGATTGATCTTTATAAAGTTGATAACGGTATGACACCTGCAGCCAAAAGAGATAATCGTAAAGCTGCAGCTTCATCTGTTACAAAAGGATCTCGTACTTCTATTGATGCCAAAGGTACATCAGGTCAGATCAAAGAATCTGATGTAGCTAAGATGTCAGACAAGGAGTTTGAGGAACGTCAAGACGAGATAAACGAGGCCATGAGGTCTGGTAAGTTCGTCTACGATGTATCTGGTGCAGCCAGATAAAAGGTTGACACTTTCAAAGTGTTACATATAACTACGTGTATCTATAAGTAGAGCCTCCTTAGGGACTACCTCTACACGATACTTTTCCCTTTAAAAGTCTAAACTATGTAAAGAACCACCTGATCTATTACAGGCCCACGTAAGTGTTACCCTGGAACGTCAGCCCCTTTCAAGGTGTTTAAGCTTTATTCATAAGCCAAATATCATGGAGGATTAATTATGGCTTTTACAACAGCAAGTGGCTATGGAAATTTACCAAACGGTAATTTCTCCAGCGTCATTTATTCCAAAAAAGTACAGCTTGCTTTTAGAAAGAGCACAGTTGTAGGTGATATTACTAACTCTGATTATTTTGGGGAGATTTCTGCCCAAGGTGATACGGTCAGAATTATTAAAGAACCTGAAATTTCGGTGTCGTCCTATGCTCGTGGCACACAGATCACAGCACAAGACCTTGATGATGAAGACTTTTCTCTAGTCGTAGACAAGAGCAACTACTTCGCCTTCAAGATCGACGATATCGAAGAAGCCCACAGTCACGCCAATTTTATGCAATTGGCTACTGATCGTGCAGCATATCGTTTGGCTGATCAGCATGACCAAGAAGTTCTAGGTTATCTGTCAGGCTTTAAACAGTCTGCACTACACACTGCAGCAGACACAGTGAATGACCAAGTAAATGGTTCTAAAGCTGTAACAACTGCAGGTTCAGACGAATTGCTTGCTTCAATGAAGCTTTCTCGTCCTAACTTCGGTAACTTGACTACAGCAGGTTCAACAGGTGACTCTATTCCTGTTGCTGCACGTCTACCAGGTGCAACAGCACTACCAACAGCTTACGTATCACCTAACATGATCGTAGCTCGTATGGCTCGTCTACTTGATCAACAACAAGTTGATAAAGCAGGTAGATGGCTTGTCGTTGATCCAGTATTTATGGAGATCCTTCGTGATGAAGATTCACGCCTCCTAAATGCAGATTTCGGTGAGTCAGGTGGGCTACGTAACGGTCTAGTCGTCAACAACTTGCATGGCTTCAGAATCTATCAGTCTTCAAACCTACCACAAATTGGTACAGGTTCTGATACTGTAGACAATTCTGACCAAGCAGATAACTTCGGTGTTATCGTTGGTGGTCATGATTCAGCAGTTGCTACTGCAGAGCAGATCAACAAGACTGAAACATATCGTGATCCTGACAGCTTTGCTGACATCGTTCGTGGTATGCACCTATACGGCAGAAAAATTCTAAGGCCAGAAGCCTTGGTAACTGCTAAGTATAACTTGGCGTAAGGGAGGATTAACTTATGGCTAAATCTACTTCTTTGCTTTCAAAAGCAATCATGGTTGAAAAGCAAGTTGAACTTCCAACTTCAACTGGTACAGTAACAGGTCCAACTGTCAACTACTTTCATGGCTACAACAGCAGTTGACAGTGGTTCTGCAGGTGACTTTGCATTTGGTACTCAAACACAGGGTATCATTGCTTCAGAAGACACCATTGACGTAACAGGTACTGCAGGTGCTGCTCCAGCAGCAACAGTGACTGCTCGTGTATGGGCAATCGTTGTTGATGTGAATGAAGCAACCAAAGGTGCAGACGAAGTTGATCGTGACTATCTTGCATAACTGATTAAACTTTAGGGGCTGGGCAACTGGCCCCTTTAGGCTATCTGAAGGATTTTTGTAATGGCAAATTACGTTACACTAGTTAATGAATTACTTACTAGACTGAACGAGGTTACACTTGCTACAACTGGCAGTGGCTTCGATGATGTACGTAACGTACAATCACTAGCTAAACAGGCAGTAAATAACTCCATTAGAAATATCTTACAGACAGGCCAAGAATGGCCTTTCTTAAAAGCTACATATACTCAAACACTGACTGCAGGTACAAGACAGTATGATTTCCCTGCAGATTACTCTAGAGCAGACTGGCAAACTTTTTATCTTAAGAAGTTGACATCTGTTGATAACACACCTATGTCTTTACCTGCTATCACATATGATGA